TAGCATATGGCATCCCATATGGGGAATGAAGAATTTAATGCTCTTTTAATATCATCTAATGATAAATGTCCACAATCTGCTTGTTCACAAAGTAGTTCTATATAAGCACCTTTTTCTTCAAAAGTCATTTTTCTTGTTCCATGTTGAAAATCAACATAGTAAAACAAAAATGCCGGGTCTTTAGTCATATGAAATAAAAAATCCGGCGGGGTAGATGACCGAACGGTCTACTTCAACTGTAAGGGTGAAGAATCGTACCCGCGCCGGCGATATTTTTATATTTTTGTTTTTTATCATTGAATGCCCTTACAATTTTTAGTATCTTACCATAAGGGTTTTTGATGTCAAGCTATTTTAAGTATTTCAGCACCTCCATAATAGCGTCGGCAACAGACCTACACACGACGGATTTATAGTTCATTGCGTTGAGCCGGGAAGACCATTCCTTTTGCTCCGGAGATAACTTCCCTCGCTCAGTTTTTAGTTCTATAAACAATCCATGATAATCGCCTGATGGACGAAATATCATGACGTCAGGCGTTCCTGCGCTATACCCCATTTTCTTCATCCGTACCGCTACGCCTATAGGCAGTTTCATGCCAGATGGCGCGATCGTAAAAAGTAAATCTGGATGGTTACATCGAAGCCAATGGATAAATGTTGTCTGGATGATGGTTTCTTCATTCATCTGATAATTCCTCCTATTTCCACCCGGATGCTTCTTCACATATCATTTCATAATCTTTTACTGTTACATTCTTTGAGCTATCGTACCCAAACTTATCTAATAACCATTGCTTAAAGTATTCTTTTTCCATGCCGGCGTTCATAGCTATGGCATAAAGGCGTTTTCTTTGTGGTTCTGTTATGACAGGCGTTTCAGGAATGCCATTTGTTTGCGCAGGAATAGGCTTATTTTCAACGATCGGCTCTTTATCCACCTCCGCACCATTCCCATTGTCCTGATGCCCTGTGACCTCATTTGGGACAATATAGCCTTCCGGAAGGTCTTGAATATCCTGTGTGAAGATGTCGCTTGCCCCGGTTGCTGTGAGGACTGCGTCAATTAAAGCCCTTTTCTTTGCCATTTTGAGTATTGTGTTAGCCATATCTGATGGGTTGACTCGGACTTGGCTGACTTCTGCTACTGTCCCTTGATACTTTTTAAACTTTATTCTACGCATATTTTCCGGGGTAACTTCAAACTCCCGGTCGCAGATTGCCGATCGCCACATATATTTTTCTTCCCCGCTTGAGCATTCGCCTATTCCTGACCCTACAAAATGCCCATCTCTTGTTGTAATATTGACCTTGACTTGGTATCGGATTTCGCTGTCTTTAGATAAGTCCGTTACAATAGGATCGGTTGACAGCTTGAATAAAGCGATGATGACCTCTGCTCCCGGCTTGTACAGCGTTGGTTTCTGGCATCCGGGGATCACACCATAGTGGACTTCCTTCTTCATGGTTGCCTTCATTGCTTCTTGGATTAGGTTGATGTTCTGCCTGACCTCTGCCACTTGCGTTGACATAGGTCTGACCCTGACCTGAGATACTGCGTTCTTTGCCTTTTCGACTTGACTCATTTTATTATCCTTTCTTTTTAGTTATTTTCAGCATCCTGCTGTCCTTCTTAGTTACTGTGTAGGTTGACCCTTTGACGTTTAACCATTTGATTATGTATTCTGGCGTATCTATTCCTACCGCGTTTCCAATGACCGCCTTGATTTTGGCTTCAAGTTCGCCTTTGGTTTCTTCAAGGTCGATGATCTGCGCCTTGGTTTGCTGTAACAGCGCGACTGCGGATATGATATCTTCTGTCGCTTCACGCATGACATCGTTGGCTTGCGGATAGAGTTTCACGAGAAACGAGTTGTCATCAGATTCGACTGCCGGCGGTGTCTTTGACCTAACCATTGTCCAGAAGGATAGCGCGGAATTCTTCATCTTTTCAAATAACTCATGGTCAGATTCAACCTTCTTCCAGACAAACTTCTGACCCCCGATAAGAACAGCGATATACCCGGTCTTTCTGCCGGTAATCATTAACTGCCATTCAACTTGTAGGATGTATTCCAAAGGAATTTCTTCGCCTTCCCATTCCTTCTCTTTCCATGCGCTACATGTCTTACATTCTAGGAGGTCTTCTGTTCCGGTGACTAACCGGTCGACTTGGCACGTCATGAAGGCGTTCTCTGTGCTGATATACGCTTTGGGCGATCGCCGGACTTTTAACCCGGTGACCTTCTCAAACTTTTGTGCAACAAAGTCCTCCAACTCTATTCCTAATTGAACGTGTTCTTTGTCTGATAAATCTTCCGGCTCAACTTGACCGGTCTTTTCTGCCCATAGTTGTAAAGGTGTCTTCCATCGGCTTAAGCCCATGACTGCGGCGATATCCGATGATCCTATATAATCTTTTCTGTCCATATTTCTCCTTAGTCCATATAAAACTTATCGACAAGCATTTCTTCAGCAATATCCTGCTCATCTTTTGTTAATATAAAATCTTCACATGACGGAAACACACAAGCATGAAAATCTCTTACATCTTGGACGAACGTACGTGATACAGCCCTGTTGCCATCCGCATCTGCTCCATACGCGCGGTCGATGTAGTAGTGAATCTCAGCGTCGGCGATGATTTCAATATCATCGTTGTCGCGCTTTATTATCATGCTAATCTCAATGTGTTTCGTTTGCATTTTCTTCCTCCTTTTCTTTTTGCCACGTATGACCGCATATTCGACATCTTCGTATGCCTGTCACATTGGTTAATATTTGGTGACTATCGCATTCAGGACATTTGGGTTTTTCTTTACACATCTTACCACCTCCTTTCTCTTGAATTATACACCAACACACCCACATCTGTCAAGTTAAAAAAAGAGGGTAGGAATTACTCCCTACCCCCTAGTCGTGTGGCAAAGAAATCTAGTATTCTCTCGTTAATAAAATAATATAATCACACCCGACCCACCATCTCCGCCTTCCCAACCATTCCCTGTATATCCACCACCACCACCACCGCCGGCTCCTGTATTTGCTGTTCCATTAGACCCATTCGAACCACCAGAGCCTGCATTTCCTCCTGACGCTCCTTTACCAAAAGCAGTTCCACCACCACCTGCGCCACCATTATCACCATTATCTGCATTACCACCCGCGCCACCTGCTATAAATGTTCCTGCTTGTATGCCTCCGGCTTTACCTGTTGTTTCGCCTTCTACGCTACTAGTTCCTGTTAGACTACTTACTGTACCGCCTGCTCCGCCGGGAGATTGAGTACCATCGCTGTTTCCAAATGAACCACCGTTAGCCGTTAAGTTACCAAATGAAGTAGCCCCGCCTGCTGTTCCTTGCCCTGAAGGAGTTTGAGCCGCTCCGCCATTTCCGCCTGCGCCTATGGTATACGTTACTGTTCCGCTTGGTGTTACGGTATAAGGTATCATTATCCCAGAAGCACCGCCACCTCCGCCTGACCCTACTTCATATGAGTTAGACCCGCCACCGCCACCACCACCACCAACCATAGATACATATACTTTACTTACTCCTGCCGGAACGTTCCATGTCGCCGATGTTCCAGAAGAAAGAATAACTGTATTTAATAAACCATCTCCACTAGAAACTATTGAATCTACATACGCTTTTATGCTTTGCTGTGTCGCTAAGGCTGTTGCGCTATCACTTGCCATATTGTCTTCATCTTTAATCTCAACTGCCTCCGGTACTCCGGTTGTCCCTGCAATACGACCTATAACTCGCAGATTTGCAAGGTCTGCTAGCTTGGCTAACGTTACTGACCCATCGGCTAGCGATGCGGACTGGACAGATGTCACCCATTCTCCTGTGCTTAAATCTCCAAGAAATACATTGAGTTCGTATTGTACGCTTAAGACTTTGCTTGTTGTTCCATCAATTGTATTTGTTCCACCCCTATTTATAGTAATAGTATTAGCGTCTGCCGAAACCTTATTGAAAGCAAATACCATGTCTGTCGCATACGTTGATAAAGCACTTAAGTTAATAACAACGTTTCCATTTGTTGTGTTAACGTTGAATAACGCGCCTTTGTTCGCCAATAGCGGAATATAAGGCGAATCGGAAAAAGCTAAATCTATAATTTCATTATAAAGACCCCCTGCCGCAGATGCCGCCGCCGCCGCCGCGTATGCCGCCGCGCTTGCTTCAGCCGCTTCAGCATTTCCTTCAGCAGTTTCTGCGTTACCTTGCGCGGTTAATGCTAGCGTTGCGCTTGTTGCCGCCGCGATCTGATACCCCAACGCTAACGTAGCACTTGTTGCCGCCGCGATAGCGTAAGCCGATGATGCCGCCGCCGCGTCTGCTACAATGTCATCATAAGAAGGTGTGCCTCCGGTGTCGCTAATTTCTACTTGTATACACCTATTGACTGTTTCTTGAATCTCTTGTGATATGCAAGTCAGCCTGTCCATGTCGTTCTCAACTGTGTCTGCCGGGAATTGGTTGTAGTCGTTGTAGTCGGATTCTTGTACCTTGTCCGTTTCACGATAGACTGTATATGTGTATTCTGTCCCATAGGAAGGAGAAACAATGACAGTTCCGCCAACGCCGTCGCTTGCAATCGTTACTGTATATTGCGTCAAGTAGGTCAACAGCGTTTCTGTACCGCTTGTGACAGCAACGACTTTGATGTATTCTGGATGGTCAGGCAAGGTCTTGAACGTGAAATCAAGCGATGTTTGTCCTCCATTAAATGATTGTTTGCGTACTGATGTTTCGACTGTCATAGTTGTTCTCCTATTTTATTATTATTTTTTTCTTCTTCTTGGAAGCTTCGCTCTCAGGGAAGACCTTACCTTGTAAGAACCTTACCGCTTGCGTTCCGCCGGGAACGAATGCTCCGGCAACTCGCTGTGCGGCTCTTATTTTTGTTTCTTTCTTCTTTGCTGTTATGATTGTGCTAATATCTTTTGCTATTCTTGCAGGACCTATGTCGCTGTATTTGCCTGATCCCATGCCGGCGACAGATGGAATAGCAGATTTTATGTCATATGGTTCTCTTAGACCGAATGCTCTATATATTGCGTTTGTTATTATAGCAACGCCTAAAAGCGCTAAGAACGATCCCCATCTTGCTCGGTTTGTCTTTGTATCTGTGAACATACTGGCGATATCTTCAGGGACATTTGCGACACCTAAATCATAAAGGATATGATTCATAGCGTTGAATGCCCATGTCTGGTATTGGCTGTATAGCTTTCCTGCATTAGACCGCATCCATGCGTTTACTTCGTAAGGCTTATATCCGACTTGTGTTCTTCTCGCGATATCGTCGGCATACGCGATAGCCTGTTCGTCAGAGAAGCCGAATACTTCGATGCCTTTTATGTATGCGCCGACAAACGTGCTACCTACGTTATTATATTCTATTATGTTTGTTATGGAAGCAACGGCTTCTTCCATTTTATTTGGGATTGGTTTGTCTAAGAAGTCCGGGTCGATAGCGCGACCTTTCAGCATCTTTGAGTTCTGGAATGCGAAGTCACGCCATGCTTTGTCCCCTAAAAACTTGCTCATGCCTTCATTGAGATACCATCCGAGTTCGTCATATGATATTGTTACGTTAGATAGGTTCATTGCCCAGAAGTTTACGTTTCCGACTAATGCGCTTCTTGCCATCTGTGATCGTAGCCACTTGATAGGTTTCCAACTTGCGAATGCGCCTATCACGTTCTGGTCTGCGACAGAAGGTTTTCCTTTTAGGTCGTTCAATAGTCTGTCAAGCGATTTATATGCGTTAGGTTGCCTTTCCATGGCGTATTGTATAAACTTCCTTGCGTGCGTTATCGCCGGGGTGTAGTAGATTTCTTTCAATAAAGTGTTTAGATATGTTACATAGTTTCCTATCGCATCGTACTTTGTTTTAGTTCCTTTTCTTTGCAATGCGAATCTATTGAAAGGCATATTGCCTTTTGTGTAGTCGCCCATCCTGATGGCGTTTAGCTGTTCTCTTGATATCTTAGCTACCGGCGTTGGGTTTCCATGGAAAAATTCAGATAAAAGGTTTTGTTCTTCCATATGCGCCATGTAGTCTTGGCGATAAGGGATAGGTTTTCTTCCTAGTGATTCTCGCATTTCGTTGGCTTCATTTATTAACGCGTCATACCTAGATCGTAGGAAGTCGACGATCCTTTGTTCTTTTGGCGTTAGAGGTTCTTTTGCTTCAAACTTACGCATGATCTCCGCGCTTTCTTTACTGTTCGCGAAGACGCCTTCTCTGTTCGCATCAAGGATGTTTAGTTCTTCGACCTTCCTGTCAAACATCTCTGCGTCAGACGATATTATGAGGTTGATTGTATTGTCGGCTAGAGAGTTTGTTTCCCATATAGGTTGCCCTGTTACTTTCTCAATAATCCTGACCGGGTCAAGGGTATTGACTTCTACTGCGTTTATGTCTTTCCAATGCTTGCTTTCATCAGCGATGATTTGGATCGCGTCTTTATCTTTATCTATATCTCCTGTGAGCTTGTATACTTTTGGAGGATTATCTTTGTCGCCTGTTAGCGCTTCGATGTAGGTTTTGACTTGGTCGAATGTCGCTCCTTTATAATATCTTAATAGTGGATGAAGTTTGTCATGGACTTTTTTGTCCACGTCTGTCCATATAAGACCTTTTCTTAAGGCTAGCCGGTATATCTCCCTGCGTTGGTCTGGCGTCCAGTCTTTACCAAAAGAAGGTGGTTTTATCAGTCCTTCTTTCTCAAGACGTTTTCGTTCTTCGAGCCATTTTTGGAAGGTTTCACTTTCTCCGGTGATTTCTTCTCCGGCGTACTGATCTCCGTCAGTATCAGCGCCGACTCGGCGAGTGTATTCTTTGGGTAGATTGTAGTTGATGAGCGAAATGATTTCATCACGTCCTCCTCGATTCGCTGTTGCTCCGATTGATTCCTCTACATTGTAAGGCAGTTTATTTTGTTTAAGCCATTTTACTAGGTTTTTATCGTAGTTGTTGGTATAGATTACTTTTGCGCCTGTCTGGATTAATGGCAGTAAATGTTGTTCTAGGTTTTCTCTATGTCCTTCCCATGTTGTATCTTTTTGTCCAACGCTGTATGTTCCGGACTCGGCTGTTGGGTTCAGGTATTGGGGGTCAACAAGAACAACGATCTCATCTGGATTAACCTTCCCGGCAAAGATGTCTTGCGTGATTTCATCCATGACTTCCCACGCGTCTTTCTGCGTGACCGGCATATTCTTATCTCTTTCATGCTCCATGTCCATCTGCTTGTCGACTTCTTCAATTCTTCGCATATTGTCCCGGATTTCGGCTTTATCGCCTTTGGTGCGGATGACGCCTTGTGACCATTTGTATTTGTCGCCTTGATTGGATAGACCGAATACTGATGTGTTTTGAAGGAAGTAGTATGCGGCGGATGATTCTGGGGATGCAAAGTTGTCTTTGACCGCCTCTGCTAAGACTTCTTCTCCGTACTTCTGGATGATCTCTCTTGCGAATGTCGCCCTGTCTTTCTCCATGCCTCGCTGTAACCATTTATTCAGCGCTTTCCTGAGTTCTTCAGGGGAGTATTTGTTGGTTGGTATCTCGAAGGCTTTTGCGATCCGGTCAATAAGACCTTGCCTTAAGTCAGCAACTGTTTTCTTCATTGTCTTTAGCTTGTCAGGGTCTTTGATGTTTGAGTAGTAGTTGAACCTTTCATCGCTATATTCGTTCAAGGCATATTTAGAAGATGCTGTTTTATCAAATAATCCTGCGCGGTAACCTTTTGCTCCGCCGAATAAATCAAAAACTTTCTCAACGCCCTTCTTAATCTCAGTTTTCAGATTAGTTGATAATCGGCTTAATACTTCCGCTTTATTTCCTAGCAAGGAGAAAGGCATCTTCTGCATGATTTCTATTTGCAGTCCTTTATCTATATCGCCTTTATCGCTCAATACTGTCCCACGCCCTACCATTACCTCCGGCTTCTTTTCCGGTTTTACTTTCGGTTTTTTGCCGAAAGATTTCTTCATATCTCTTATATTCTTACTGACGCGCTGTTTTTCTTCTTTTACATATTTTTCTGTGATCTTGTCTTTAATTTCACCACTAAAAACCTTTTCAATATATGGGATTAAATCGTCGCCTTCTTGGAGTTCTCCTAATCCGATTCCACTCATCTCCGTTACTAACTCATCTGGCGTGAATCCGCGTTCCTCTGGCTTTGCGAATAGCCATTTTAATTCTTTAACATTAGCGAATTCCCCTTGATTTTGGAGGTTATTTCTTATTTTTCCTTTCAGGTAATCTCTTAGCTTCTTCTTATCTTTTGCCATCTTCTCGGCTTCTTCTTTGCCGAATTCTTCCCGCATCTTTATGTCTTCTTCCTCAACGATCTCTTGATAATGTTTCTTCGCCCACTCGATTTCTTTCTGTGTTTCTTCAATTGTTTCGTTGTTCTTCTTGGCGATCTCTTTTATAGATTTGCCTTTAATAATAGAATCTTCCAGATACTCCCTCTCATTCATAAACAGTTGTTGCATGACATACGTATCTATATTCTCTTTAGTTATTTCGCCTGTTGGTAAATCTTTTATTATTTCTGGAATAGGTTCTGCATCCCAATCGTCTGGGATCGGTTCGTTGCCTTCGATTCCGGCTGTCCCTTTTTCTTCTAACAGCTTCTCAAGACCTCCTGCTAGACGTGATCCGAACATAGGTTGACCTATTTCTTTGACTTCTTTTATCATGTAAGGAGTTAAGTAAAATCCTTTATTCTTAATCATCTTGGAAGTCTTCTTAAATTTTACTTTCTTTCCTGTTTCTGGAACAGTTTGTATCATATATCCCGGATTATCATCTCTAAACTTTACAGCTTCATCATAATCTTCGAACATTCTTGATGTAATTTCTCCAGTATCTCCTTCAGAATCAAATACAAAATAAACTGTTCCTTTCGGATATATATTTTTATACTCATGGATATCTATATCCTCTATCTTTCCTCCCCACTTTTTGATGTACTTCTCGGTGGACTTTATGAGAATGTCGTCGTAGAATTTCTTTGCCCACTCACCGCCAATTTTTAAGTCTTCTCCTTTTAATTCTTTCCAATTAAGATGATACTTCCCTTCCATCACAGACTCTATGCCTTCTACATAAAATTCAGTTCCTTTTTCTTCTAATATCTTTCTTGCTATATCCTTACCTACAAAGCTTTCAAGTTGACTTTCAGGGAGAGTCTTTTCATAAAGTGAACGACCTGATCTTACTGCATTTACAGAATACCATTGCTCTTTACTATTTGGATCAGGAGAGTTTGCCTTAGCGTATTCAATACTATCGATTTGTTTTGTTAGATCATATAATTCTGCCACTTGTTGACCGCTTGCAAATGCAACAAAACTATCTCCTCGTTCTACAGCCTGACGTATGATGTCCTTTAACGCAAGTTCATGCCAAGTGTTCTTAAATGGAACGTCTGGAACGTTTCCTGTTGGTTCTTGAGATAATCTATCCAATCTGGCATCTTCTTCACTTGTCATGAGGCTTAATAGTTTAGCTTCATCGCGAGTCTTATATTTTTTAATCAACTCTTTTTTAAAATTGGTATAAGGATCATTATATCCATAACCTTTTTTCTTCCCCTCTAAATGCCAATCTGATTGTATCTCATGAACAAATGTTCCTGTCTTTCCTTTGCTATCTACTCTTTGGTCTGACCTATGATGAACAACAATTCCCGGCTCATCAAAATGTGGAGACTGGAATCCTTCTATTGGATATTTTCCTTCATGTTCTTCATATCCTATCTTCATCTGCTCAAGTGCTTCCTGTGCTTCTTCTTTTGTCTTTAGAGCCATATTCTCTATGTAGACAAGTCCACCATGAGGATTCTTTATATTGAATAATCCATTAGGTTGCTGTATTACTTTAAATTGTTTTTGTTTAAACGTCCCTGGAAGCTGAATAAGTGTTTCTTGATAGTTGCTTGCTTCTCCCGGAACAGTATATGTGTGATACTTTGCTCCTCCTCCTATCTTTGTTGCTCCTGCACCGATTGCTTCATACTTTGCTCCTGACGCATTCGGTGATGTTGTTGAGACATATATTGGAGTATCAGATTCCTGCCCTTTTATGTATACTTCCCATGCTGTCTTTCCTGTGCTACCACGTATCTTCTTTACTTCTAGGTCATCAAATCCGTATTCTTTGTATCCTTCTGAAGATAGAATAATAGGATTTATCTTTACTTTATTCTTCTCGATATAATCGACTATCTCGTCGCGCGATACTTTACCTTTCTTTCCTTTGAGATATTCTATGACTCCGGAGAAGTCCAGTTCGTCTTTTGACAGCCCAGAGGCGTTCATTAATGTGTTGATTGCCTGTGTTGCGTTAACTAATGTCGGAAGTTTAGAGAAAGCGACAGCTTTTAGGTTCGATTTTAAAGGAACGTTTTCTGGTTGGAATTTCAGCGTTCCTAGTTTGTTCATGATCATTTTGTTAAACAATATCTTTGTAGGAGTTTGGCGAGAAAGCATATAATCCGCAAGTGCAGGAACACGTTCAAGTTCTTGAATAATAGATAATCTTGTTCTTCCAATCTTATCTGCCATCGTCCATTCTTTTGGATAAGCGCCTTTCCCTTCCATGAATGGTACAAGTCTTTCTGTCATGTAATCCACAAGAGACCCTAATTCTTTATCTGCTCCTCGAATTCTACTTGCTCTATAACCCGCAACAAGTCGTTGTCCTAGGTTTCCAAGCCCTATTTCGTATGTAAGAAGTTCGCCTACTGCTCCAACAATACCAGACGCTACCCATAAGTCTGGATTGACACGTTTACTTATCTCTCCGCCCATGTATCCGGAAGGAATTTCGTCCGGCATAAGAAATCCATAGAACGCGGATTCAAGTCGTGTCTTTCCTTCCCTTGGGAATATTCCTGTCTGGATCGCTTTTGGAATACGTGATCCTTCGCGCATACCTGCTTCAGCAAGTTTTGCTGTTGATTCCCATCCTTCGATATCTAGCCATCCAAGTGGCGATAAAGGCGATAGTTGTTTTGATATGAAGTTGAATGCCTTGCCGATATCTTCTGGTTTTACATCGAGGATTGATTTAATGTTTAAAGATTCTCCAAGCGTCATCTTACCAGATATTGTGGTAAGTAGCTTATCTATAAAAGGCGTTGTTAATGGGCTTTTGAGCGTTTCCAAATCGTCTAGTCGACCGGTCTTTGGATGGTCATCGTCCATTAGTTCTTGGTATTGGTCTTCTACAGATGAATAGTTCATCTGGTCAAGACGCCCTTCTGTTGGTATAAGCATATTATTCATTGAGCATCCTTACGATTGGCATTCCGTCTTCATCTCTCCCTAAGAGATCAAATGAACCGAGAATTGTGCTGTAAGTATTTCCTTTTTCGTATCCCATGTATTGTGGGTAATTTGAATCTTGGCGCTTCTTAATAATGTTATCTAAAATTTTATTCGGCTCATCTTGCTGAGATGACAATAATGTCAGATATTCTCTTAAGTCCTGCGCTTGTTCTTCAACGGACTTGTCTGATATGTATAGGTTCTTCCTTAACTCTTTAAATCTTTTTAATGCCGATCCTGCCTGTATCCATTGTTTTTCTATGGGAAGGGCTTTCTTTATTTCAATACTTGTTGCGATATCTTTTATTTTATCAAGAACGACAGCTTCTTCTTTTGTGATCTTACCATCTTTATACGCATCTATCAATATCTGCCTTGATCTAATTAAGTCCGATTCTTTATCTAACGCCTTGTCGATAAGATTGACATATTCAAGAGATTCAGGATATTTTATTCCTATGTAGTTTACTATTTTTTCTTGCTGTGTATCATATAGCTTCTTTTTCATGGTAGATAGAATGCTTCGGTCTGCGCCACCCTCAGCTTCAGGAACGCTTAAAGCGTTGTCTAGGTCATTTATCGTTAGCGTTTCCATATACAGCTTCTCTTGTAGTGCATCCTCTGTGGCTTTCTTGCTCTCAGCATATAGTCTTTGTAATTCTGCATGATTCTGGGCTTTCTTTGCCTCAACAATCTTTAAGAAGTTCACCCTATCATCAGGTGATAAATGTTGGAATTTTCCTTGCGCTAACATCTTTTCTGCTTCATCCGGATTAATATTTATTGCGTACTGGACTGCGGCTTTTTCGATTTGTTCTCGCTTCTTCTTTCCTTCAGCCTCACTTATAACGCCGGATTTCACGTTATATGTTATTAGGTCGTCTATTTCAGTTGATATTTGTATCGCTTCTGTTGGTGTGGATGCTTCTATTAACTTCTTTGCCATCGCGTCAAGCGCTTCATCTAGGACGTATTGGTTATGATCTATCTGTTTCTTCTTGGATATGGTGTCTATCTTTATTGCTGTCATCTGGTTGCCATACCCCATTTCTATCATAAGCTTATTCTTGACTTGGTTGTTTGATATTCCTTTTGTGCTGTCTATTCTTGCGTCTTCTAATTCTTTATAATATTTTGCTGTGTCTTTATAATCAGGGTCGACTGTTGATCGTGATAAAATATCGGCTGTTTTTGTTTCATACTTAGCCTTTGCTTCCGTGTACTGCATGACATCGTTGGCGTCGCTCCATTTCTGTACGATATCCTGCATTGTGCCAAATACCTTTTGTTGGTCTTGGAATGACTGCTTTACTTCATCCCGGAGAGGTTGTTGTGTCTGCGCTGTAAAGTTTTTCTGCGAATCGTATGTTGGAATTCTAGGTGACATTTTATATCCTCCCGGCTCTTATTGCGCTGTATGATCCCATATCGAATGTGCTTTTTGGCGTATTTGCACCATATGAGTTTCCATATTGGCTTATCCCACCGCCACCCATATCTGGTTTAGCTGTTCCCCATCCTTTGTACATAGCGTAGTTGCTTACTCCGGATAACATCGTTGAGAACGCGTTTGACCATCCTGACCGGGCTGCCGCCCTGCCTTGCCTACGTATAGCTTCTGCTTCTGCCATGATAGAACGTTTCTCCATTTCGTAGTTAAACTGCCCTATTGATTGGTCTAGGGCTATCTGTTTCTGCGTGTCTAGCATGACAGCCATTGCGCTACCTGAAGGCATGATCCCCATGCCGGCTATACTTGCCATTGACGTTGCGCCTGTCTTGCCTTTTAACCTTTGATATTGCTCATACTCGGTTTCTTTCTGCACCTGAACAAGCCCGGATTTACCCTCCACGATCGTGGCGTTCAGGTTAGCTTCTGCCTTTTGAGCATATCCTTCTTGTACTTGAGATATTGCATTGACCGCAGAATATGCAAGTAGTAATCCACCTGTACCCATAGTCGTACTCCTATTTGTCGTTTGTGTCGATTGATGTCATTAAACTTAATAATTCTATAGGCAATGGTTCATCGTTTCTTATCAAAACTTGTGACCCATATTTATAGTCATCTCTAAAGGATATGTTTGGTATTGTCCCTGTGTATAACAGTTCCGGCGTTCCCATTAATGTTGTTGGATCGCGGAACACGATTTTATCTAGATACTTGGTTTCACCACCGCATAAGAATCCTTTAAACGATCTGTTTACCTTGAAGCCTACTTGGTTGATCCTTTGGATTTTTCCTTGTGATGTGCCTCTTTGCGACCCGGCTTCTTGCGGCATAGTCTTCATTGTTTGGCTATACGGAAGACCTACATTCACGACAAAGTAGTTATAGCTTAATGTTATTGTTCCGTTTGATACAACTTTGTTTGGCTTATCTGTCCCTCCATCAGCGAGGACAATAACAGTCTTGCCTTCAAGATGGTCTAGCCCACTTATTTGCTCTACGGATAAACCCCATGACCCTGCGGCATAGGTTAATGCGTCAAAAGTGTAGATGATATCTGCTAATACGATCGTGCTTTGTGAGTAATTGACAATCTTTAGTTCCCCGACTGTGTTTCCATCCGCATCTATTGCGCGGATTCTTTGACCTACGTCGTTTGCTGAGAAGTATGCGGCAGAAGATGTCACAATGATGCTTGTTCCTGCTGTCGTTACTAGGCTTAAACTTGTTGATGTTGGCGATACTGTTGATGAATATGCGTCGTAAGACAGTCCGCTATGTATATAAAAACATTGGTCTTGCCTATCTGGCAATTCCATGCTCTTGAACCTTTCAACATATCTTTTGGTGGTGGAGTTTATTGTCCTATTCACAATAACCCAGACTTCGTCATGCGGTGTGTCCCTTGATGGTATAGTCACGATTGATTCATATAGACCATCTGTTGTCTGCCTAGCCCATCCTTGGACTTCCTGATCAACTTCACGCGTGAGCGTTGCGATCGTGCCTCCTGTCAGTACACACCATAAGATGGTATCTGGATTCTGTTGGTATGTCATATCTTTGATGCCATCACCGGTGATGTGCGGTGATAGAATTGTCTTATCTACGGATTTGTAGGTATCTAAATCCCATAGGTAGAATAGTTCCCTTAGCTTTCTTCCGAACCTCTGGACATAATAGAAAAAGTTTCCTATCTTTTTAGGAATAATAGGTTCTGATCCCCAAGACGTTTCTTTTTGAACATTAACGTTTGATGGGGTGAGGACGCCATTGTCTGCTGATTTTATGACAAACTCGCCTCCGTATGTACCGGCTATAAGCGATTGCCCGGATGCAAGCCATTTGATGTCGTTAGATTCGTTGCTTGCCAGTTGAAGGTTTAACGCGTTGTCATCATATCCGGTGTCTACAGCGAAGTTGTCAAACTCAAATGATTTTGATAGCCATACGTTCTGCGGTTGATAGTTTGTTCTTGCTAGCGCTATCCTTTGTTGATGGAACGTCACCCTTGCAGGGTATCCTCTGACATCGCTCCACGCGCCTTCTGCCCAATTGCTTGTTGCTCCGGATGCGCTTAACAGCTTCATAACGCTAGCTGTCGCGGTGTATGAGTTGACGACATTCGTTATTTTGACATATCCTTGCACATCTAGCCCTGTTGTCGCATCGGTTGTCGTGCTTCCGATCTTCCAATAGGTGTTATTATGTCCCATTGTTGAGCCGGATACAGTAAATATGTTTGAGTTCGTTGGAGATACTGTAAGCCCGATTGTCCCTGTTACGCCATCAGGATTGATGGTTATTGATGTGTTGGTGTTGTCATCTAGGAATGGACCTCCCTTAAAGTCGAAGTCTTCTAATGTCCAACTTGATGCGGCAGTACGGATAAGTTTCTGAATCCTGTGGTTTGGATGCGATAGGAAGATAATATCGTTTATTTGGCAATATTGTACATCAAATAGTTCTTCGGCAGTATATGTATGCGCTACTTCGTAAGGAGTTGTCCCCGGCGATACAACAAGCGATCCATCCGTATAGAAACGGAAGTACCCGACGCCAAATTCTATGACATAGGAGTCTGTTCGTGAGAAGATAAAAGAAATCAGCCGAGATATCCCTGTCGTACCGCCGGTTTTACATTCGTTTATATACTCTGTCCCCGGGGTGGAGATGATTGTTCCATAAGGACGGATGAGAAAGTTCTCCAATTCAGCACAAGCGTTAGCGTATTGAGCGATGTCTGTCCTTCCGAATAACGATGGCGCGAATTCGCCACCAACAAACGATGTCTGAATGGTATCAACTTTCATATATTCTCCTATTGTTCCTCACAGATGTATTTGTCTGAATCAACTATCCAATAGTCGTAGCTTTTCCAGACCTTTGTTGGTTCTTCTCCCATGCGTCCCCAAGCCATGTGTGGTTCTTCACGAGTTTTTGGCTTGCCTTTTAAGAGTAGACAACCGCTTAGTAAGACGCTCAAGTTTAAGCTGAGTAGCATCAGTGCAAGGTAAATTCTTAATATCTTTGATTTCACGTTCTAGCTCCTCTATATCGTTAAGACGTTTTTCTTTTCTCCCGGGTATCCAGTCTGTTACTTTAATTAATATTGCGCCTATACCATCTAAAAATCCCGGCATTTATACCTCCTACTTTGTAGGTTGAAATCCTGTGAAGTACGACACTAGCCCAACGACTGCCGCATTCGCGCTTGATAGAACCATTGCCAAATCAGGCTTGATGCTGCTCAAAAAACTAAGTGCCCAAACTGTACCACCACCAATAAAAACTATAAGAATCTTTGTCCAAAGCTTCATGGTAACTCCTTTCGTTTCTCTACGTTTATGTTTCTATCTTGCCTTGTGAAGTACAAGGTGAATACCATACCAGCCACATTAGCGATAAACTCGTTTGAAAGTTTTCCTGTAATAGCCATCTGCATGAAGGTAAAGCCAACGCAAAGAGTTAGAAGATACCTTCCACTAGCTAGCTTGTTGATTATTCTGCATATTATTTCGCCCATCTTCTTTTCTCCATTCGTGTCGAACTAAACCTTGTTTTGTGAGTGGACACCATCGCTCACAAAAATCTCTTGTTGCTATCATCATGCACCCTTCACAAGAACTTCGTCTATATCCTTTCTGTGGTTTTGACTTTGACAGTTTTACCACCGAAAAACTCCTTTGTGAACTGTGCGGCTTTCTTTACGTCATAAGGTTTACAGCTAAATACGTCTAAATAAACTGTGTTGCTTTGATTTGCGAAGTGTGCGGATATCAAAGATGTTTCAATTAACTGTATCATAGAATACCCCGCTACTCTCTCATCTACTCCGAAGTGTACGATTGTTGTTTGTCCAAACCTTCGCATTTCTATTAATCGGCATAACTTTATCACGAAATCTTGTATATCCTGTTTGCTCGTTATCTTCTTCTTGTTGCATTGATATACATCTATACTGCTAGATATCCCCCAGACTTGTTTCATTTATTTATCGGTATCCCTCCACTTGTTACTCTTGGATGAATTTGTTCTATTTGTGTTAACCTGTCTTGACTTGATTCGACTGTCTTCGTGAGTTGCCCCCATAAAAATGCGAAGGTTGATATTTGGATAAGAATTGTTACTATAAGAGATACAAGTATTCCTATAATCCATCGAGTCTGGTCTTCCATCTGCTCAAACTTCTTTGTATGCGAATCAACGGCTGAACGATAAGTTATTGATTCCAAAAGATGAGCGTCGTATCGTCCATTGATCTTATCCAACCTATTTATTAATCCATCCAGTTTGTCACAGATAGCTTTATACCTTTCCATGCACTCGGCTAGCGGTTCACTATGTTGTGGCACTTTTCTCCTCTCTTTCTTATCCCATTCCATTTTCTACCTCACCCATCAAACTTCCTCAATAGGATTTGGTATTTGTTGTCTTTCTTCTTGTCTAATCTTGGAAATATCTTGCACATATTCTCACAGTTGAAAAATTCTTGAATCGTGTTCCCATTCTCTCCTATCATTCGCCATTGTTCGGTCGGCTTATTCCACCGCATAATGACAATAATGTGAGAGATATTACGAGCAAGCTTATCATCCATAAGATTAATGTCCCTAGTTGGCTATGAAGCATTGTCAACAACGTTAAGTTCTAACAATACCTGAAGAAACCTGTTCTGAATGGTCTTTACTAAATCTAGTGGCGTATCCTCTCCATCAATAGAGAATCCCATTTTTTCCTCTCCCTTTACTTTCATAACGATACTAAACTCTTGGACTCTTTTTACGTCTGACATTTTTTACTCCTTTAAAGAATTTAAACTGGTTATTGCTGTATCTATGTTATCAGAAACTGCGTCAGCTTCTGCTTGTTTGAGCGTTTGAGTAACAACCTTTTCATCAACCAATGCGTTTAATAACAACTGCTTCTCTTTCTCGTCAAGGTATTTCAGTATCTTGGTCGTAGTAAGCTCCGTATGTCCTGCCTTAATAAAGTCTTGGATGTTCCTTTCAAGCATAATCCTTTCCTGCAGAAGTTCAGCTAACGCACTATCCTTGTCGGTTGTCCACTCGGCATAGCTAAAGACTCCCCAAAAAACTATAGTTGAAACCAATAATACATATAGAATCTTTTTCATATTTCTCCTTTAATTCGTTGAGCCTTTGATTATGGAATATAGGATGACCAACGCTTCTCCTAAGTTCCCTGCTGTATTATTCCTTAAATTAATTTGGAACGAACCAGCGGCAGCGGCAGCCGCATTAAGCGTGTATGCCCCAAGCGTTCCACCACTTTTATGGTTTAAGATAACTAAATCTGTTGCTGCCATAGAACTGTTGGTTACTGTAAACGATACAATCGTTGCTGCGTTTAGCGTAGCGTTATGCGTGGTTATCTGTCCTGTGGGAGTATTTATCGTCACCCCTGTTGCCTTACTTGTCCCTTGTGCCACAGTTGCACCTACTCCAACTCCTGTGGGATAACCAAATCCTGTTGCTGACATTTGGAACTTGGTTGTTGTTCCAATAGCCACATCCATCACACCAGTCGCAGAAGCAAATATCCTGTTCCCTGTTGCTCCATTAAACCAAATACCAGTGCCTGCTCCTGTACCACCTAAAGCAACTTGATACTTATTCGTTGCTTCGGTAGGAGCATCTATATAAGCCATGTACTCATTTGTAATAATGTTTTTATCATCTCCCCCTGAACCAGTATGCGTGTTTGCTTCTATATAAAGTTGGTAAGCTGTTGTTATGGTGTTCTGTCCTGTTCCGTCATCAGTTCCTTCAATTTTAATACCATAAGCATTAGTCATGGTATTAGTATTTCCGCCAGAAATACCCCCCATTATTGCCGTGGAATTATTATCAACCGATACAACTCGCAATCCATAAACATCTTTAGCATTTCCAATTGTCCCATAACCACCCATACCAAATGCCGTTATCGCTATCCAATCCATACTCGTGCTTCCACCTGTGCCAAACGCTTGTCCATAAGAACCAAAAGATAACCCAGCAGACCTCGTTCCTGTACTAAAATTTGTATCTCCAACAAGATAAGAATACCCAGCTATACCAATCCAATCACTATTAGTCGTGGAAGACCCAGGATTGTTGACAGGAGTGGCATATATTTGTTTCGCCGCAGTTCCTGTAAAAGATGAAGCACTATAAAAACCAGTAGATGCGTCTACTGCGGCATCGCTACCATTGGCAATATTACTATCAAAATTAATTATATCATTGTCCTCATCGTGAGTGATGACTCCATCTGAAGTGTTCCCATCAAAAGTTATCGTATGGTCAACATCTCCATTAGCACCTATTGTTAAATTTGAGTCTATCTGTAATGCACCAGCTTCGGTTATCTCGGCTACAACAGCATCACCGCCATCTCTAACTTGAAAACTCTCTGTGCCGTTAGCGTCATTATCCAAGTCAACAATCAAATCTGTGTTGCTTGAAAGCGTTGTTCCACTTGCCCCTGTGAAACAAGCACCAGTAGTACAGTCGCCCACGGTTTCTATATCTCCAGTTCCAGAACCCGCTCCCAACTGATGGTCAGAACCAGCATCATCTGTGAACCATAAAGTATTTGGTGTTTCGTTTTTAACCCATATTCTTCCATACCCTGCATCTGGGTTTGCTTCAGATGCTTTCTCTATAAACTGTATATTTCCTGCTCCTAATGCAAGAAAATCAACCTCATCACCATTGGTAGATTCTGCATATGAAGCTATTCCGACTGCTGTTACTATACTGCTTAAAGCGACATTTGACGACCCCCAACATTTACCACTTGATTGTTGGCAATCTGCTTCGTTAATATATCCATATACATCTGCGTAGGAATCTCCTAAATATACTGCTTGATTAGAACTTCCCGAAACAGACCCTGCTGTGGGTGCAGTCGTCCCAACATCAACAGATACTGTATTTTTTAATCCATAGACACCAAAATAATCTTCTTCTCCTTGTGTTAAAGTTGCAGAAATATTATTATACAGTCCAGATAAATAATAATCTGCTGTAGATGTGGAATCTGTCACATCAATGTCTTGATATAATCCTACAAAATTCACTTCCTCAGAATAAGTAGTTGAGGAGTTCATATCAATATATTGACCATAAAAAGTTTCCGAATCTGGATTTGCCACTATATGAGAAGTATATAAAGGAACGGTATTAATTCCTATTCTTCCGTTAACAGTATCTACTGTTACTGTATTATCACTCTCAAAATCTGTGCCATCTGCTACTAAAATATATCCTGATGTTGCTACTTTACTATCCCCAAAACCTATGCCTAATATTCCCTCAATCTCTCCCTCTGTGTCGACTGTTGGGTCGACCTCGGCTGTTAGGTATGCCTGTAAATCGCTGATATCGGCTTCCACTAACTCTCTACTTTCGTAATCAGTCCCATCCGCCATCAAAGCGTATCTGTCCGTATAGTTTATTGTCCCTATATCCGTTAAATCGCTTAATGCCCCACCGCCACCTCCTCCGTCATCACTTCCATCGCAGAGGTCGGCACTCCCTGTAATAGATTCACAATCAGCGAACAATTCTCCTGTACTTCCTATCGTTGCATCGCCTGTCATAACAACAGAATTAAATTCTAATCCATCAGAAACAAGTATATTCCCAAGTGTAGGCGTTGTTGTGCCTATGCTTGGAATCTCTTGTAACGCACCTTCAACATTAGTGCTAGAATACTTGCTCCCAGCATCATCAATCCTTATCTTGTTAGCTTTAGGGTCTGCTGCATAAGCTAAAGAAACAGATAACATAAAAATAATTAAGCCTTGTAATAGTCTACCCATAATACCTCATCGGCGTCTGGAGCAACCGCCATTGTAAAGGTTGAACTCGTTGTTTCCGTATAATCAACATTCTTAATTTGCCTTAATCCATCCAGATATACTTTAAGCGTTCCTGCTGTATAATTATTCGCTGTTGTAAATATAAGTTGAACTCCATTAGTAGCAGGAGTCGGAGTTTCGTTCTCAGAAACAGCCGTAGCGATTAAAGATGCTATCGTTCCTTCTATGACTTTTCCACTTGAATCTGTTGCCAGTATTCCTTTCGACTTCAACGTATCTAATATCAAATCCTTGTATAGTGTCCATGTCATGTTTCATCTGCCTCGATAACCAAGACTCCATCAACATATATTTTCATTTTACTATCTTCAAAAACTATATAGGTATCATTGTCAGCCACTAGTTAACCTTCCTACTAAAATATTGTTAGTCATAAAATCTATAACATCAGGCTCTGTCGAAGAACATCCAAAAAAGTATATCTTCGGTGTTCTCATTAGCCAACTTGGAGAAAAGAGTGTAGAGAATTGATATTTATCCACACTTGATATTTCCCCATCTGGCTCATTCCATATTAATACTCTTCCTACCATCAACTGACCTTTGTTTTTGTCACTGTTGTAGAATCATCTGATATCGTTGCTGTACCTAAAGAAGTAGAAGAGTCATTTTTAAATAAAGTTTCCGTTGTAGCTGTAACTGTTCTCTTGAAGAAAAGATACTGAAATATCGCTGTAATCTTTTCATAAATAGAGCTTGTTAATGTTGGAGCAGATGAAAGTTCTTGAGAAACAGTTTCTATGTATAACCTATTATATGAATTTAAGGCAGTCGTAATATTAACAAGAATAATACTGTTTGCATCTGTTTCGCTTGCTGTTAAAAGAAGAGTGTATATGTCTGAAATTACGTTTGCCAGTTCATTCGTAGAAACTCCAAATAACACTCCATCTTGGTAAATCGCGATAGCTTGTTTTTGAGGTTGATATTGTGTAAATCCTGCATAAGATATTCCTACTTTAATTCCATTCCCAGAAACAACAACGTAACAATAAGTTCCATCAGAATTTATACACGTTTTTGTGTTTGATTGACTAGGAGATAAGTTGTTTACGGTGTAACTGCTTCCACTGTTTGACGAATAATAAAAATTGTTTGAAGAAGCGCAAACTGTAATATGACTTCCGTCTGAGTCTATTGCTACATCTGTATAGTTCAGGTTATTTGTTCCATGTACTGTGGTTACTGTCCAGTTTGCTCCACTATCTGTAGACATCCAGCTTCTTGCAGCGTATATACAGGCGAATAAATTACTTCCATCAGAGTCTGAAGCAACACAAGCCCAATTTGCGTTTGCATCTCCAACCGGCTGACATTCCGTCCAGTTGACTCCACTATCACTTGAAGTGTATAGCCTTCCTCCATAAACACAAACTATTAAATTGCTTCCATCATCATCAGATGCAACATCTCTCCAAGCCAAATCTGCATCTCCTCCCGGCTGACGTTCTGTCCAGTTGACTCCACTATCTGCAGATGTGTATAATCTTCCTGAGTTTACTGCTGCTATGAGATTACTTCCATCTGAATCACAAGAAACTGATACCCAAGCTTTATCTACGTTTCCGGAGGGTTGTCTTTCAGTCCAAGTAACTCCGCTGTCTGAAGAGGTATATAATCTACCACTAGTTTCAGCGACAATAAAAAAGCTTCCATCAGAATCACAAGCGACAGAAGAATAACTTGCATAAGCATTTACCCTTGGAAGTCTTGGACGATATTTAAGACCATAGTCTGTTGATATACAAACGCAAACATCTGTTGCGACTATTACTACGCTTCCATTAGAACTGCACGCTACTGAATACATATTAGAGTTATTAGTAGGAGTCGTATCTCCAGTCGATAATTGAAATGGAATAGTCGCTGCAACTCCTTTTATTAATCTATGCGGATAATATTTCATCGATTAAGCTCCATCTAATATTAATTTTTGCCCTGCTTTAATAACTATATCTTTATTCGCTGTTAATGAAGTTGTCCCAGTAGAATTAATTATTAATTCACCTGTCATTGTATCGCCAGTTTTATCAACATATTTCCCAGCCGCATCATCTTCTCTGTATTCACCTAAGATTTTATCGTATTTGTTTGCCATTAGCTTAAAGTTATTGTTGTTGTTGTTCCAGAGACGGCAATAGTTTTTGTTGCCACAGTAACATTGCTTAGTTTATAGGTTATTGTTGTCAATGCCGGGGCTGCGGATTCGTCAATAACCTGTTCATCATGTCTTGGTATGATCATTCCAGATGATGGGCTTGTTATTAGATATCCGCTTGTGTCGCCAATGATAGGGTGTGCGAGTTGCGAATTCCCGTCCCTCTTGGCGTATAGGACAACAGGCGCGGCATCTGACGCTGAGAAGACTTTCTTTTCTGTCATGAGTTCGCCTGAGTGTTGTTATACTTTGCGTATTCCCAAGCGTCATCTTGCAATATCTGCTGAACACCCACTTGCGAGTTGGATGACATGGCTTTTGGCAAAGATAGTTTTTCGTATAAAGTTTTATATTTCTCGCCAAGGGTCGCGGAGTTGACGATCATGTACGCGATGTCGGAACATAGCTTATCTATGAATGCCTCAATGAATTGCGCTGTGTACTTGCTAGGTTGATCTAGGTAGTAGACATATCGGATACCTAATCCGGTTGTATCTGAGATGATGTAGTCGCCTTCTTCACGGAACGACGCTGATGGCGATGTGACGCCGAATATCTTTATCACGTCTGCCGGCTTTTGGTAGACGTACACCTCGCCGGTATCGTACCAGTCTAGCGTTACTGTGTTTGATACATCGCTTAGTTTTACGCGTTTGGTTGCGAAGTTCCATTTGCATTCGCTTAGGATTGACCTTAGTGATATTTCGTAGACGTTGCTAACGATCCTTGCGTTGTTTGAGTCGTCATCTATGTTGACAATAGGTGCCGCACCGACTTGTGTCAGCGCTTTATTGATGAGTTCTGTCTTTGATATTGCCATAAATGTCCTTTGACCGGTTGGGAGGTGGCATGACGCCACCCCCCTTCCGCGTACCTAGTTAGGTGTACCTTACGATGGTTTTAATAGTCCCGGTTGTTGGTGCTGTTATTGCTGTGACACCGATCATCAAATAGATGCTTGTATTTGTTGATCCAGTCGTTACGTATTGGAATCCATCAGGATTGTTTCCTACAACTTTGCCGACGCCTGCGACAACGGATGATGCGTTGATGTCAACGCTTGGGGCGTTGATGAATTTGTCCGTATCTCCGGTTACGCCAACGAGAATCGTGCTTGTTGTCGGCGTGAGCGTAGGGAAGTAGACTTCTACTCCGGTGATCTTTTTGTTTGGCGGAATAGATGCGATCTTGATCGTATCGGCTGTTGATAAGGCTACGCTTGTGAATGTAAGCGAGTCCATCCAGATTTTTTCAACAGTTTTGATATATCCGTCGCTGATACAATTGTCCCCTGAACCGCCTGCATCGAACTTGGTTGTGTTTGCTCCTACATATGCTGTCATGTTGTTCTCCTTTTGCGCCTATAGCGCTTGGTTTGTTGGTTATCCCTATAGGTTAACCTTCGTTTAAAACAACTACTTTTTCTTCTTCTAGACGAACAGCACCGATGTTTAATTCATAGTAGACTTGCCAAGAATAAGACAGGTCAGGTCTTTCGTCTGTTCTTACCATAGGGGCGGAAGCCATTGCCACGCAGACTCCGTTCTTTTGATAAGCAAACCCGATGTTACCGCTTGGGACGCGCGTGGACATGATCCATTTGAATCCCATCCAAGTATCAATCTCGCCTCTGATTAAAGCTTTGACGCTGTTGTAGTCTGCGCTTGTGGCTTCAGTGACATCAAGAAGGTTGTTTAATAACGTGGTGTTTGTTACGAAGTATCGGTCTTCCATCTCAACGTCTGAATCGTCTAACTTCTTTTTCACAGCGATGATTCTCGCGAGCGTGATGCTTGCGACTGTTGCGAGAACAATGTTGCTGTTGGTCGTTGAGGATGATCCGGTTTCGCCATAGTATGCTGTTCCCGGCATAGCGGCTAGGATGACATCGTCAATTTTTCGTCCTAATGATTGTGCGGCGGCGATTGTGTAAGCGCTTCTTGGGTCAGAGATAGTCTTAAGTTCATCGCCTCTGTCTAACAATCTGTTGTCATGGTAGTCGACCATGATGCCCATACGTCTGGCTAATGCCGGGTCATTGTTAGGTGTTTGGGTGTTGCGACTGCCTTTGATCTCCATTGCCCATGAGCCAATTTGGTCTTGGAAGAAGGTTTTCCCCCTGACGTTTGGTTTCATATAGACTGTGTTGATCAGTTTTGAATATTTCTGCTGTGCTAACTGCATAATATTCTGGCTGTACGCTTGCGCGTAGATTAGATTTTGTGTGTCTGGCATTTGCGATCTCCTTTACGATTGTTGTGTGGATGCTTTCAGGTCTGGTTGTCCGGTAAAGGGCTTTTCCTTTTCGCATTGGTTTTGCCGGGCAGTGAGCTTGTCGGCGTTGTCTAATAAACCCATCAGGGCTGTGTTCGCTTATCCTCTGGATTTATTTATCATTGCGCGTAACACGTTGACCCTATCTACTGCTACTTGGTGTTCGCGTTCTGAGAATTTTCCTTTTTGGTTCATGTAAGGACCTTCTAAGTCCCTGACCATGGTATCTATTTCCTGCTGTGCTTCTTCTGGAGCTAGGCTGAATCGCTTCATTGAGAATTCAGGTATCTTGTTCTCCGCGAACTGGTCGCCTATCTTAGCTAAAAACTTCACGCCTCGCGGATCGCTTGCTAGTTGTGATGTAATGAAATCGTTTGTTTCTTGGTCTGTTGAGAACTTGTTGATAACCGCTTGTCCTAGCTCAACGTTGGTTTCGTATGTGTCACCCCACTCGCTCTTTAACTGGTTGACTGTCTGCGTTATGCGTTCTTGGTGTTCTTGCATTGTTTTTGTATATATATCAACGTTTATCTTCTGGTACGCTTCCCATAACCCTTTGGCTTGTGCCGGGGTCAACTTATGCGCGTGTACGACTTCGGCAAACTGGTTCTTGTCGATCGTGATCCCTTTCATGGATTCAGGTAGCGCTGCGTCCGGAAGTCCGTAGTTTTCTGCTTTATCTGGTATTCCCATTGCCTTGCTGAACCTGTTCCACCCTTCAACATCGTTGATGTCCTTTGGAATAGGTACTTTCTCATGTCCTAACAGCTTCTCAAGGTTAGCATGGCTTTCTATTGCTTTGTTCAATCCCTCTGGCGTATCCTCAAACTTCTGCAACAATGGGCTGTTCCTCAAATCTGTGTTTAAAGATGATTTCCATGATGCTGATGGCGTTGTTCCTGTTGGCATAGTTATTGCCGGTGCTTCTGTTGTTTGGGCTTGATTGTCCTGTGGGGTCAAGTTGTCCGTTTCCATTTCATTTCTCCTTGTTTTTGTTTGGTTGATTTAATTCTTACTTCCTGCCTCCCTTACGTCCTCCCTTTCTTCCTCCGCATGGCATCTTACTCCTCCTTTTGCTTGACTAGCAGTACTAACTGTTCTGGACTTAATGCTAGAATAGTCTTGATTGTGGCTAACACTTGGCGTTTCCCATCGTTGATCATGGTCATTTCTGGGCTGTTTGGCACAAAAACGCTTTGATACCAACAACACGTCTGCTCTAGGAACGCCATGACTTCTTTGCCTTGTGGCGTATCGAATGTCGCGTGCATATTGCTTTTGACTTCCCGGACTACATTTATATCTCTTAGGTCTTTCATTCTTTCCCTGCCTTCTGTGCGTTTGCCATATTCAGGTCAACTTCGCTTCCTGCCTTTATGACTTCCGCGCCTTGTTGCGTCATTGCCATAGATTCCCTCTGCTGTGCTAGTTGTGCCTTGGTTTCACGGATGATCTTGACTTCTTCATCATCCCTCAGCACGCGTACCGGTGATCCTATGATTGACCACGCTACGTCTACCACTTTGTCTGGATTGATTTTGTCTAACACGTCCGGTGTGAATTGTGCTACTTGCCCGACAAGCGATAACCCTGTCATCAGCGCATTGAGTTCTGACCTTCGCTGTGATTGCGCTAACTGGCTGACCAAATCTATCTCGTACTCCGGGTCTAGTAGGAATTCGTCCGGAACATCAGGAAGTTTCCCACGCCTAGATAGAATACCTATTGTTCTTATAATGACCGGGTTCAGCATCTCTGCGATGTACCTTCCTACCGCAGGACCTAGCATTGTCATCTTTTCGTTTATCCGCTCCATGACTTCCGGGTTGTTCATCTGTTTTGTTATTGAGTCGAAGGCTAGAAAGACGTCATTGTACATCAGCGCTTTTACTTTGTTGGCATAATACTCTGTAGCGTTCAGCCCTACTTGCGGATCGCCGAAGTTGCCGAATGCGAAGATGTCTTTGCCTTCCATCTTGGATTTGTTGTAGTAGTTGACCGCCCTTGGATTAGCGTTGAACGGCATCAGGAACGCGTTGTCCGGGACAGCGATAGGGGGATCAGTATGCTTCATCATTGCTCTCAGATTCGTTTTCGCGATGGCGTTGAGTATCCGGGCGAATGGTAGGGCTTTCATAGCCGGACTGAACCCCCATTGAATAAAAGGTCGTTTGTCAAATCTGTGGCACATCGCAGGGAATTCGTAGTATCCGCCTTCATCCACGATCCGTTTGCCTTCCATGTCTACCCATGTCGCCTCAACTGGAAGGTTCTGCTTATTGGTTTTCTTGATGTCCCTTCTGTACCGCTCCGCGATGTATAATAAGAATAAATGTTTGTTTTCCTTCTGGACTTCTTGATCTAGCTCTTGTTGCATCTCGCGCGATAACTTCTCCCTACCCCACCTGTCCTCAGCTTGCCTTGCTGTGTATTCGAATTCTAGGAAGTATGCCGTGACGCGTCCCCTGCCGTCCTCAACTAGACAGACGTTCTTGATCGGAATGCTCGTGAACCTAGCGTCCTCCTCAACGTCCTCCTCCTCAATCATGCAGGATGTGCCGTACACACCGGACGATTTATAGTTCGTTATGATCTGGTTGTAGAAGTTGGACTTGTTCAGCGTGTCGTTGACTTGGTCTGTGACTTCTTCTAAGAACCTTAACACTGGCTTGTTGTCCCTTAGCGCTTGGTTGCGAGGTTTTAATGCGAACCATTTGCTCGTCGGAGGAGTCAGGTAGTTCATGAACCCGGATGCTAGCACGTCGCCGGCTTCTAGCGTCGTTGAGTCGTAGAGGTAGTCTACATTCAGTTCTGTGCCGGGGTAGTATGACCGGTTGATGTCCTGCGCTTCGATGTAGAAGTAGTCGTGCAAGGTCTGCCAATAGCTCTCGAAGTTCGATCGTCCGCCTTTCAGTATCTGGTATTGGTCTATCAGTTGCTTGGCTCTTGGTTGACTATCTGTCTTTTTTATCGTGGTTTCCATATATCTCCTATTGACCAAGTAAAGTCTTTCTGGTTGTTTCCGCTTGTGTTGTCAGCCCTAGCGGTGATGTGTATATCGATTGAGATGCTCCTCGTGCCTTCTGCCTTGCCGCGATGGCTTGCTGTGCCTGCCCTTCAGCTGATGCCTTCGCCGCCTTTGCATCCGCGATCGCTTGAGCATTAGCCGCCGCCGCCGCGCTGTCTGCCTTCTTGGCTTGCTTTGTTGCTTGTATCCCACCGACAACCTTTGATGCCGCCATAGCGGCTGTCCCGGCAACGACGATCCCACCGACTGTGGCTGATGTCCCTAACGCCGCGCCTACGCCTGCGGCAAATGGTACGAATGGCATATCCTTATCCCCCTAGTTTAGATGATATTTGTGTAGTTGTTTCCTGTCCGGCGACCACCAAGATATCGTCTTTGGTTTCCTTCGCTTTGCTTCTTCTATCCCTAACATGATGGTCTTTATACCATTAGCCGCGAGGAGGACGAAGTGGAAGTTCGTTCCCCTCTCTTTCAGCATACGGCTTAGTTCGTTTACGTCTGTGATGTCGTGCTTCTCAATTTCTTTGAATGTTTCATCTGTCAGCGTGAGGTAGATGCCTACGCCTTCAATCTCTGCGTTCCTGATGACGATCGTGTTCCCGGCGCATACATCAAGCATTAATTCTAACTGTTCTTCCGTCGGTACAATGTCCATCAGGCATCCTTTATACTTCGCATAATAGTTCTTCATTAAGTATTCGCCTATGTCTTTCATCTTACACCTGCTATCCCGAATAGAGATTCTTCCTTGCTTACCGCCGGTCGCCTCATGTATTGAACGTCTTGCCTTGCCTTCTCATCGTCTATCAGGCTGACCGCCATGATTAGCGCGTCTGCTTGGTTGGGTGACTTGACTTGAAACTTATTGCGCATGATGTCTTTGCTTATTAGTATCTTGCGTTGTTGATGATCGAAGGTGTACCGCATCGTGCTTAGTTCTTTTATCAGCGAGTCGGTGTTGAGGCAGATATGGTTGTTCATCAGAAGCTTCTTTAGCTTGTATGCGTTGACTGTCCGGTTGTTAGCGTAGTCTTTGTTGTCTTGGTATCCTATTGATGGGTTGCGGAATCCTATGATGTTATCTAGTCCACGCCCTTTCTGGAGCGTGTCCAGAGGACCTGATCCGATTCCATCCTCATCGATGATTGACCGGTTGACCTTCTGCTCATTGTTGATAGATAGGATTCGCCCGGTTGTGTAGTTTAAGTCTTTCTGTCCCCATTGATCGGAGAATACTTCTTCCCATCGCAACGCTCCCATCTGTTGGATGATGATGCAAGCGCATTTGTCGTCGCCGTACCTTGCGATATCGAATCCGGCTAACCGCAGTCCGTATCCTTCCCGGAGCGGATACTTGTTTATCTTTGCGGTTTGGAGTTCGGAATATGTGTATACTGAGTCTTCTGACTTATCTAGTGGACTACCTAGCCAGATGTGGTTGAAGTCGTCTATGCTTACCTTCCGGCATTCGTCCGCTTCTTTGTTCAGCGCGTGAGTGCAGAAGGGGTTGTCTGTATAGTTTAGGTGGATGTGAAGGCAGTCATCGCGCGTCGCGAATTTGTCAAATACTGGATCGTCTACGACATGGCGATTCATTGTGAAGAATATTTTGGCTTTGTCTTTGCGGATTGTGGGGATTAATACGTCGAGAGTCTGTTTCGTGATTGCCTGCGCTTCATCAATCCACGTGATATCGATACCTTCCATTCCTTGGATGTTGAATGCTCCTTGCTCGCGAAAACCTCTGAAGTTTATTTCTGTGCAATTGTGTATATGGACGATCTTGGTTGCGAATATTTGGTAAGGGAGTTTGTATTGCCGGATGAGGTCGACCATGATGGTGTAGACAGATTCAGTGATATTCTTTTGTATCTCACGTCCGCATACGACCCGGAGTTCGCGTTTGTCGCCGAGATATAATATCCATCGTGCGATCGCCTGCGACTTTCCGCCACCGCGTCCGCCATCTATGAGGAAGTATCTGTACCTATCGAATGAATCAATTATCGGATATAGTTTCGCCGGTAGATTCAATAAGATCGGGTATTCGATTTCCGATATCGAATTCTGTTGGTTGTCCATTCTTTTTTATCGTCGGCATATTTACATATTCAATGGCTTGGTCTATGTCAAGCTCTGATGGAATATTCTTACTTGCTAATACTTTCGATAATTCTGCCTTTTCTCGCAGGGTTATATCTGCTGAGTCTAGGAATTCTCTTAAGATTTCCCATGCTTTCTCAATGACGCGCCATTTCTTCTGCTCATCACAGAGTGGACGCCTACCTGATCTACCTTTAACGCCAGACATATTTTATAATTCTCAATGTGTTTATGAATAAGGGCTTGTGTTATTTTGTCTAAAAAAAACAACATATGTTTAAAAAAATGAACATCTAATATGGTATATAGCATAAATGGGTTTTGGTGTAAAGAGTTTTTTTTATTTATTTTCTCCCTAGCCCTTGACAAGTGTGTGTGTGCATGGTAATCTTGTAAGGAAAGGAGGGTGAATTAAATGTTTAGTTTGTTTCTTTTTGGCGTCATGATATTGTATTTCTTGTATATTGAGTGGTGTGAGGATAGGAAAGAGTTAAAGAAAAGGCTTAAGTTTTTAGATGATTTATATAAGAAACATAAGAAAGGAGGCTTAGATGCCTAATAAAAAACATAACCGATCTCGGATGAAAGGTCTTTGCCGTCAGAAGGACATCGACAAGATAAGAAAGCTTAAAGCAGAGGCTTTAGAAACTGAGGAGAAGATTTATCTCGCTCTCTTAGATGATGGTTTTGAAGAAGATGATATTATTGACTTTATAGATTCTATCTAAAAAATAAATTTGTTATCGTAAATAAGAACCCGCGCGTTGATTCCTCTGCCACGTCCCACCCTAAGAACTCTGATGAAACCATTACTGATAAACCTAGTACAATTGTACGGATTATAAACGGAACGATCGTTATTGACCCAAATATCAATAATAGGATCGGCGTTACTCCATACATCAGCCCTGTTAATAGCCAGTTGTACCACTTGACGTCTTCTTGATTGCCGATCTTGCAGTAGGTGGTCATTGATCCGAACATTATACCGTAGGTCACGACCCATGCCCATACCGGCGCGGTGATCCCCATTGCCAGTAAGGCTAGGATGTTTGTTGCCGGGCATCCTAAGTCGCGGTATAAGGTGTTGAACTTACCGCTTCCACCCATCCGGTATAGGATCGCGCTTGCTATGCTGAGTAGTATTACTAGGATCGTTGCCATAGTTACTCCATTTCGCAGATACCGGCTTTGAACGCGCTGAATAGCCGGGTTGCTGTCTTTTGTGCCATTGATATTGATGTGTAGGTTTCGCTGTGGGCTAGAATGTTTCCATTTCTGTGCTTTAATACCCAATACCAGAACTTGCGCTTCTTTACCACTTGGATCACGTATTTCATATTTCCCCCTTTATTTTGATGGTTTCAATTAATGTCTTTAAGATAGATGATAGCTTCATCCGCTTGGTTGTCTTGGATTCTATCGTTACCTCGAACATCCGGACGCCTTGCTTCTTTATCTTATATAGAATCTCTATGTCAAAGGCGAAGGAATCGCATTTCCATTCCGGTAGGACGTGCCGGCTGAATACCTTGATCCCTGTCTGCGTGTCTACCGGGATACCGAACATCATCCGGATGTATATCCGGGATAAGATGGTTAATACCCACCGCGCGGTCTTGGATCGCGTGTCCTTCTTGCCTACAACGACATCAAACTCGCTTAAGTGCGGTAGTAGCCGGCTTATCATTCTTGGGTGGATGTCCATGTCCCCATCTATAAAGCAGATAACTTCCCCTGTTGCTTGGCTTAACGCTTCCCGGACTGCCCACCCCTTACCATGACATTCCCGGTCTGTGCATATGATGATCTGCGCTTCCGGGAATAGGCTTTCTGTTTCGTTAAGCATATTATCGATGTTTTCTTCTGTTTTATTGGGGATTAATATCGTTAGCGATCTTGATAGCATTCTGCTTTCTTCCTTTGCATTTGTACCTAACCATTGAATAATCTGTGTCTGCCTTCTGACATTCTGTCTTCCGGACGTTGAATGTCCGCCAGTTGTAGGCTTTCATCCCTTCTTTTATTCTTTGTTCGTGGCTCATTTACTCTCCTCTGGATAAATATAAACAGCATTTTTTGTAGCAATAATTATTTTCTTCCTAAAATTAACAATTCCAACAACCTCATCTTTCTTAAATATTTTAATACACTTCATTCCCTCTCTTTTAATTGGTTTTGATTCTCTTATCATCTCTCTCCTTTAGTCCTTCCATTCATATAAAATATCCATACACTTTGCACCTTCAAAGTTAAAACCTTTACAAACCGAATACTCATCTTGATAAACAATCTCTACCCTTATGTTTTTAATGAACTGCTTTGAAACCTCTGGGTTGTTTATTGCTATCATAAGAATTAATAGTATTAACTTGTCCATTTATACTCCTCCTTTGGGTTCTTCTAACTTTAATATTTTCCTTCACCTCAAAATGAAGCCCACAGGTCTTACACCATTTAGACGAATAGCTAAACCCAATATTGTAACGAGGGTCTTGCTTTACAAGCTTCTCTCCACAAAAAGGGCAGTTAGACAACTCCATTTTCTTCTCCTATTTTTGAGAATGCTTTTGTATAAATAGGAAGTTTTTTGTAAAGAAGCTGACTCACAATTTCAGCCTCTTCATATGTAAAAGTATTATCTACTTGTTTAAGCCTATCTCCATACGGAACAATACTTATTGTTATAAAATAGGGCGAATATCGTTGATTGCGTTCTTCAGTCTCAACTTCTCTGACTCTCGCCATACTCGCCCTATTCGCTCGGCTCTTGGTGTAGGTAGATACTTATAGCATAGATTTTGTATGGGGATTTCTACTCCTCGCCATACATCGCTTACCATAGCCTTGATTCCTTCTGCGTTATCATCGCACACCCACCAACACATCTTGTGATTACTTCTCCTCCCACACAATACACTTGCAATCTAAGCATCTCCATACCGTAAACTTCCCAAGTATTATTGGAGTTACAATGCCGACTAATTGAGCGTCAGTTGAAGCATAGTCTATAATCTCCATATCAACTTTCTTCTTATTGCGGTGCTTACATTTAAACATTACTTTATGACCTCCTGCACCTCATTTACCAGCTCTATAAACTCCTTCACCGTCAGCTTATCAATAATCTTCTTTTCAAGTAGCTTCGATACAACCTTGAAAGCCATCTCGAATGTGTTCCTTGAGCCGATATAAACTGGGTATGTGTGGTAGTGCGTATCCCAATATCCCCAGTTCCACGGTATCGTGCAGTTGTTAACCATTGCGGTAAGTTGTCCACCACTATAACTGATACAGTCATTCATTCCTACAGCCTGATTCTCCACACATCCTCCTTTGTTGGCTATTATATTACATTTTCTCATTTACTCTCCTTTAGTCCTTTGGGTTAAACTATCGTTTTGCTGACGTCAGCATCTCCATGCTTTAACTCCATTTCCCAATTTTTAACTGGTATGTTTAACTTTGTCTCACCCTGCTTAGTATCTCTGACGAAACCTTTCTCAATGGCTTTGTCAACAGTAATTGTATAAGTTGCTTTTTCTGTAATATATTTTAATGTCTTAAATTTATGTATATCTCTTTCTGACATATTAAAAGACCATCCATCACAATATTTTACTCTTGCACTTTCTTTTTCTCTTTTGCAATAAGTATCACCATCAACCCAATCATTCATTTTATACCCTCCAATGTTTATTATTTATAAATACCTTACCCATCCTTTGTCCTTTGGGTTAAACTATATTAATACCGCTAATTCGCCTTTCTTCCAGTTTTTAAAAAGGTTATTTGAGTATGCTTCCTGCCCTTCTGGCACGTTTTTCATTGCTTCGTTTAAGTATTGCTCGGCTTCCTTGTCTAACTTGCATATCTTTAGGATCGTTGCTAGATTAAATAATATCTTGAATTCTTTTGGGCTTATCATCTTTGCCATTGTCCAGAAGATGATCGCTTCGTTGTAAGACTTTACTTCCCACCGGCGCAACGCGCGGACGTGCCACGAGAACCATGCGTCTGGGCTGTATAAGCACGCGTACTCGCTTAAATAATAGTCGTCTTGGTAGCAGTCCATGTAGAACCACATCTTTGTCGCGTATACCGCGATCACGCTTGCGATGATCACCGGATGCCCATGTATTATCGTGGCGAATGCCACCATCAGCCCGGCTAGTGGCAGATAGGTGTACCTTTCAGCGATCTCCTGCGATATTCTGTATAGATTTAAGAAAGGCAGGATTCCTATACACCACCAGACTAGACCTAGTGTTTGGGTATTCCATCCGACGTAAATTAAATTTATTAATATCCCAAGAATGGCGATGTATCCTATGACGAAAAACCTGTCCTCCTTATATGATCGCTCTTTGCCTGCTCCTGCCATGCTTTGCATATATGAATGATAGAATGTTGTCTTGATAGGTATTATCGCGTGCGTTATGTAAAATCCGAATGTCTTGATGGCAATGATGAGCTTTGATATCTTTATTTTCCTGTCCTCCGCGAAGGATTCGACATAGAATTTTTGTTTTATGTTTTCTTTTATTCTTTTGTAATGAATTAATCCGGCAATTATTATCAATATTAAATATAAGGGATTGATGAATACTAGAATTATCGATGCGACATATCCTATGTTGAAGTACATCATCGCGAATATCGTTAGTGGCGATAGGTAAGGACATGTTATGGTTAGAAGCAATAACAGCGTCGGGATGACGTACCCCCTGCCGGATATCCAGACGCTTCCTTGGTTGTGGATTGGGTTGAAGCTGAATAGTAGCGCGGCTGTAAATGATATGTCGTTTGCCCCGAAGGCTGTGTATATCAATGCGCTTGTTATCGCGTGAAGGAATGTCGTGATCGCGTGGTCTTCCTGCGGTTTCACGCGGATCGTGGCGATCAGTTGATGATATCGTTTCTTCCATCCGGTGTATTTTAGTTTTTGAGATGCTTGGAAGACAGGGATGTCATCGCTTGAATATTTATAACACAAGGACTTCGCGAAAAATATTATGTTGATAAGTAGTATAAAACTTATTCTTTCAAGCATAAAACCTCTCTTTGATTCCAGTCTTTATTTGTTTGAATAAATATAATATATCTCTCAGGGATTTTAGTTCTTTACCCTTTGTTGCCCAGAACTGTGGACTAGACGCGACGTCGTAGATTTTTCGTATGAATTTTCTTCCTTCTTCTGCCGATTCTTCGCATGGAGAGCATAGGAAAGATGCTTGAGCAGTTTTTGCGTATCCCTTTTTGAGAAGGTGATGGACAAGTTCGAGTGTTCGCTCTGAGTCTTGATTTTCCTCCCAACGATACCCAAACATGACCGCAATATGTGGATCAAGACCCGCCTTTTTCGCCTGCTGAAGTGTTGGTATGATGTCATATACTGAGATTCCTTTCTGGATTTTATCCAATGTGTGTTGGTTCGCGGATTCTATGCCGAACAATAGCATCCTGAACCCGGCTTTCTTCATGAATATGAAGTTTGTGTCTGCACCGATCCTCATGTTACACCCTATTATTAAATCTTTTGTTTCCTTGTTTTCTATCTTTTTGATACAGAACTCTTTCAGCCAGTCGCCATCCGGGAACGTCGCGCTGTCATCAAAGACCTCCTTGAACCTGAGTTTGTGTATTTCCGCAAGCTCAGAGATAACATCGTCCACCGGACGCTTGATGTATGGCTTGCCATTTTCAACGCAGAAGGTACATTTCCCATGCCAACACCCGGTCGCGGATAATATGTAAGTGGCAGGATAGTATTTAAAGTTTCCATTGTTTTGGTATTCCCACCACCGCGTGAAAATTCTATCCGGGTGCGGAAGGTCTAAGAAGGCTATATCCTCCGGCTCTTGTACCACCTTATCCACCTTGACGTTTGGTATCATGTCCCAATAGACTTCATGTCCTTGCTTTCGATACCACCCTGCCTGCATCGCTAGGAGAATAGGATATATCTTGGCGCGTTTCTGTGTTTGCCTTTGTTGGCTGTAGGCGTGCGGGAGGTATAAAATCCTCATATTTTGATGCCTTTCCATATCACCTCGCGGAATCCGCCGACCCAGAAACACCAGAAGTTTTCACATATTTGTGGGTTTAGGTTTGCTACCCAATTTATTATTGGATTCATTATTTTTATAATTAATAGGATAGGTTTCGGAACTAATCCTGCTTGATCGCCTTTCTCGTACCACCAGTTGAGGCGTTGTTCTATGGTTTTAAATTTCTTTGTACCAAACATATAAAAATCATTAGATAGATACGCCGTCATTGTTCCATAGGAGTATGTCCGGTAGTGTCCCATACACCCGATGCACGCGGCACAAGATGAATGTGGGAGGTTTAACCTTAAGAATCCTCCCGGCTTTAGAATCCGATAGCATTCTTTGATAAACATTTCTTGGTCTTTTAGATGCTCAATAACGTGAGAGGCGTATATCCCATCGATAGATTCGTTGGCAAAGTCCCATTGGTATTTCGATAAATCCATGACTTTGTCTACTGTCGGGTAGGGGAAGACGTCTATGTTTATACATCCTTCCATCGGGTTGTTTCCACACCCTAGATTAATTATCTTCATCTTTTCTCCATTGGATTGAACAGAATCTTCTGGATATCCTATGCCTATAAAAATCAGATAGCGGTATCAATATCCATCGTGGCGTCATGATGGCAATTATGGCGTAGAAGTAGAATAAAAGCGAGAATAATATGTCCGGCTCAACATCTATATTAATCTTAATCTCTCGAAGAAGGTTTCTCAACCCTGATCTGTTTTTTAAACATATGTAATTGGATTTAAAATCCCATAAGACTTTATTTGACCCAAGAAGGTCATGCCAGTTTTGGATAAGTGAGCCTTTGTAGTATGCCGGTGAGACCGCTTGATTTTTTTTATGGATGCGGACAGCGACTGTGTCATATTCCAGTTTGACCCACCGGCAATACTTTATCATTTCTTTAACCATTGTTGGAACTTCGACATAAATCTTATTTGAGAATTCTTTCATCATGCTTTTCCTGAACCCCATACCTGATGGATTGACGGATGATATGATAACGTTGCGTTCCCTGACTTCAACGACCGCTCCCGCATATCCGTCCATGTATTGAAAATAGTTTCTGTCGACTATCCCAACGTCTGGATTTGCTTCAAATATTTCCGCAATATCACCGATGACGTTAGGATGAGCGAACATATCATCACCGCAGAGGTATACAATAATATCGCCTTTGGCGTTTTTCTTACATAACTCTAGGTTCTTTGCAAATCCTACATTGGCTTTGTTCTTTATGACCCTTACACCTTTCCATTCACAGCATTTTTCGGCTGTCTTATCCGTTGAGCAGTCATCTACAACGAGGATTTCTTTATCGGTATAATTTTGCCATTGGCAACTGGCGATCGATTCTTCGATAATGTCTTCTTGATTGTATGCGGGGATCGCTATTGTTATCATGGTCGTTTGATTGCCTTTACAAAATGTTTTCCTAAGTATTTCCTGTATATCTTTGGTAACTTTACCAATATCCTTCTTGGTGTTAGTAGCGCGATGACCGCATAGAACCAGAACGCCGGGTGAAAAAGGTTTATTGGTCTGAACTTTATAAAATTCTTTATTTCCATCCATGTCGCTTTAGTGTTGTATCCGTTCTTTATCTGTATGAATGACACGTAGTCTTTCTGGACTTCTGTCACGCCTAACTTGCGCCATTGGGCTACCGGGCTTGATAGAAACCTTTTTTTCCAGTAGAGTCTTTGTGTTGATGTTGAGTCGTGTACGCGGACTGCTATTGTGTCCCATTGCATGATTCTATAATCCCACCCATCCATTAAAACGTGATGTGCTAGATGGCTTGTTTCTACAAACATCTCGTTGATACATTTCTTTCCGGTGATCGCTTTCCTGCGGAATGCTAGCCCTGATGGGTTGTTAGCAAGTAGCACCGGATCGGTAGACCGCCATGCGCGTACCGGCTGTTTATAGTCTTTTGTGAATTGGTAATACCACCGCGTTATGTATCCAACTTTATCGTTTAATCTAAATATACTTGCTATGTCTGTTATAACACGATCGTTAGTGAATAGGTCATCGGCGCATAGCATAACGATAAAATCCCCTGTGACTGCGGACATTCCCCGGTTAAATGCTTCTCCTACGCCTATGTTCCTCACCCCACGATAATATTTTATAATATTGGTTTTTACTAAAGGCTTTAATATGTTAATTGTGTTGTCTGTTGAGCAGTCGTCATACACGATGATTTCCATGTTTGGATATGTTTGTTTTAGGCAGTGTTCTATTGTTTCTAAGATAAGATGTCCCATATTATATGTTGGGATGACAACGCTACACTTTAGTGGCATAAATTACCCCCCTTACAAGTAGAATAAATATAATTCCAAGAGTTAAGATCGGATGTTGAAGGAGTTTCTTCCATTTTCCATTCTCGGTGAAGATTGTCCAACATCGATATTTGAAGTTTAGGCATGGATCGTTACGCCATCGTACCGCGTACAACGCCATGCTTTTTGAATAGTACATTTTCTTTCGGCAGTATTCACGGAAGGATATATCGTCATGGTGATATAGGGGATTCTTTGAAACAACTTTTTTCCCAACGATTCTGTTCCCCCAATCGGCGTCTTCAGGACCTGTGAGCTTTGTGTCAAACAATGGGCAGGCGTCTTTCCGGATGAATCGCGGTACGTCTACTGCTGTGCCGGTGTAGAACGTCCGCTCAAAAGCGCGTATCTTTCCGAAGAACGATTTGGCAATTATTATTTCTGGTATATAAACAGCTGTCGCTCCTTGATTTACAAGGTCGATACACTCATCTATCAATCGGGACGATATGGATTGGTCTGAATCTAAGAATAAGAAACAGTCACCAGAAGCGTACTTAATGCCTATATTTCTCTGTTCGCTTCGCTCAAGACCCCGGTTGATCTCAATAACTTCAACGTCTTTTGGTATTGACGCCCTTAATTGGCTGATATCCCTTCCGTGATTTGGTACGATTACACTAACTTTCATGTAAGGACCTCAAATAAGCATCTGTTTCTTCTGGTGATATTGTTTTTTGTGTTGGAGTTGTGGATAACCTGTGTATATCCTGTGGATAACTATCTTGTTTCTTTTCCCATGTGCGGATCGCGGCTTTCCAATCCTTCATTTTGTTCTTTCCTATCATCCACCCCTTGGATTCATAAAAGTCGTGGAATTCTTCCGCGTTAATTTTATTATTTCTTTCTTTACAATACTCTCGCACTTCAATTGTTGTTGGTTTAGTAAAACCCCCCTTAATAATCCCCTTTATTATATTTTCATTTCTATTTCTATTTCTATTTTCCATATGGCTTCCCATATGGGAATCCTTATGGGTTGTTTTT